TCATTGGAATGTCACGTATTCAAAGAGACTGCGACAAGCTTTCTTCATTTTATATTGACAGCAAGGTGTACGAATGCAAGCTGAAATAACTTTACGACAAGCCGCGCAGCAGGCGCTTGAGGCGTTGGAGCGTGGAGAAACAAAACTCCGATGGGCGGCCATCACCGCCCTCCGCGCAGCCCTTGCCGAGCCTGAGCAGGAGCCAACAATCAAGTGGGACGCATCTGCGCCTGTATTGCTCAACAACGGGCGGTTGAAACAGTACCCGGACGGGAGCATTGGTGTGGGCACGCCTGCCGAGCCTGAGCAGGAGCCTGTGGCGTGGCGATATGAAGCCGCAACGGCTATTTTTGAGTCGGGCGAATATGGCGGTTGGCAGCGACAAATTTCTGAGAAGGAGCCGTGTGCGCCGGAAAACTCAATCCGCAACCTGCAACCCCTCTACACCCACCTACCGCAGCACAAGCCGCTGACGGATGAGGAGATTGATGCCGTAACCATTGAGCAGTGGGGCGAGATGAAGGGTTACCCATTAGCGGCGCATCGGGCCTTCGCCCGCGCCATCGAACGCGCACACGGGATTGGAGGTGAAGCATGAGCAATGAGCCGGTGGCGATTTGTCGCACATGGCACGAGGGGCGCGTCCAACATGCTGAACTGTGGGACTGGACGGATGGACTGGACGCTCTGCCGGACGGTGAGCACCGACTCTACACCCACCCCGTAGACGACACCGCCCTGCTGCGGCAGGCGTTGGAGGCGTTGGAGTCTGTCTATCCCTACACCGACAGTCTGATCTGCTACGCCAGCACGGTGGATGAGCACCCGCCCAATGCCATCGATGGGAATGTTCGAGATGCCCTTACCGCCCTGCGCGAACGACTAGGAGAGAAGAAATGATTAACTGGCTTTGGTGGCACTTCATGAACATGATCGGTTTTCGGCGCGTTCTGTATCTACCTTCTGAAAAAAGCCTCCGTATGTCTGACTTCTACGGGTGGGAGTACGCGCCCAGTCTGGCGAAGCGTGACTACACCGAAAAAGACTTCCCGTTTGCAATGTTCTGGGGGAAATGATTGTATGGGTAAATTTTTATGCGATTGTGAAGCCCGCAGTGCACAGGAGTGTTGTTGCGGATATTGGCACGAAGAGGTCAAAGAATGGGTTGGATTAACTAAGGAAGAATTTGATGCCCTTGTTCCATATTGTCACAATGAATTTGATCTACAAGAATATAGAGATTTTGCTAAATCCATAGAGACTAAACTCAAGGATAAAAATGCATGAGCAACATCAAAACACTACCCGGAGCCACCCTGCAAACGCAAGAGCCCAACGAAGACTTGATACACGCTGTCAAAGGAATGCTTGCCGATGCCGAATCGGGGCTGTTGCAGTCGCTGTATGCCACTGGGTTCCGCGCTGACGGGCTGCGAATGTCTTGCATGTTTCCGCATAACAACGTGTACGAAGTTGTCGGGGCCATCGAATGGCTGAAGCACCAGTACATCTATCAAATGACGGAGCCGCTATGAATAGAGAAGAACTGATCCGCATGGCGCGGGAGGTTAAGGGCGCCGCCCGCACATCCGCAACAGACGGGTCGTTATGGCTACTTTCTGAGTCGCATCTTGAACGCTTCGCCGAACTTGTCGCCGCGCATGAGCGTGAGGAATGCGCAAAAGCCATTGACGATAGCTCCAACATTTGCGCACCCGGTCCAGTTCAGACTGTGTTGCGGGAGCAGGCAAGATGCATCAGGAGCAGGACATGACACCACAAAACTTACGCTTTCGAGTCTCTGACATTTATTACAATCCTCCACAGAATGCAATCGATGCAGGCGTCGTCAAGCGTAAGTCTTTCCCGCTCGACAAGCGCGAAGACGCCGAAGCCTATGCCGTCGAAAACAACGCCCGCATGGAAGAATGGCGCAGCGCAATGAAGCACATTGCCGACCTGCGCAAGGATGGCAAAATCAAAGACGTCATCTATGCCTACCTGCATAGCGTCAACTTCACTTCGCTTGCCGAAGTAACGAAGAAACAATATCGACTCTCAATCGAGGCATGGCGCAACGTCAAGGTTGCCGGTGTTGCGTTGCAGCACGCGAAGCTGTCAACGTTGGAAACGCCCATGATACAGCGCATGTATGACGAGCAGGTGCGTCAGACAACACCACGTGTTGCCAACACCCATCTCACCATATATAAGCTGCTACTTAACTATGCCATCCGCTGTGGCTACACTCGACACAATCCATTCGAGAAAATAAAATGTAAGCAATTGAAACATCGGAAGGTGATGTGGCGACGCGAAGACGTTCGAGCATTTCTCAACACAGCATTCTCGCGTTGGCAATGGCGCAACGCAGGGCTTGTGTTTTACATGCTGTACGAGTGGGGACAGCGCGTCAGCGACATCCTCAATCTGAAATGGGAAAACATCAACTTCGAAACCAACACCGTCACCATTCGTCAGAGCAAGCGTGATGCGAAAGTGCAGTTGCCAATCTCTGAAGGGCTTGCTAAAATGCTCAAGCAACAGCAGAAGGACTTCTTCTTGTCCGACTATGTTGCCCCGCAGATGGTGAGACGACAGGGCAAGTTCATTCCCTATCCCGTCAGCACCATCAACAAATATTATCTTGACATTTGTGACGCGGCAAAGCTTGGTCGAGAGCTTCAGCTTCGTGACCTTCGTCGCACAGCCATCACCGAAACTATTGAGAATGGTGGTGACCTCATCACCGTGATGCAGATGAGCGGGCATCAGGATGTGTCGTCTGTGATGCCGTACTTCGTTCACACTCGACGAGGCGCAGCGAAGGCGCAAGAGATAAGGCAGTTCCCGACACAGCTTGTTGAAGATGTGCAGCTTATGCAAAGGAGTGCATGATGGATGCGGTTGATGGTGCACTTGAGCTATTGCTTTTTGCGGTGTGTGATGCTGAAACACCGCCGACAGAGGACGAAATTGCTAACGCAATTATTGGAATCATTCAGCTAAAAAAATGGAAGGATGAACATGAACGAAGACGACTATCGCGAAATGGAATACGACATGTTGCGGGACTTGATTGAAATATTAATGCGAGTCGCTGCCGTGTTTGTTGTGTTGATGGGTCTTTATGTGTGGGTAGTGAGATGAGTTTTCGTGACACCATTCTCCGACTGGCGCGAGAGGTAGGTTTGTGGGAAATGCTTGAGGGGTATTCAAGCGAGTATGGCTCCCTTGATGCAGAGGAAGACTGCCTGCCTGACCTTGAACGCTTCGCTGCTCTTGTCGCCGCGCATGAACGTCAGCGCATCTGTGCCATGCTGCGCGAACGTCACAAGCAAGAAGAGCGCCATAACTATTACGGATTCATTGCCCGCATGATTGAGGAATCATCATGAGCGCATGGCTCATTGCTGTAACCGGTATTATTTACCTCGGGGTAGCCATTGAACAGCTTTACAAAGGCAACGTGCCAATGTTCATCTGTTATCTTGGCTATGCATTTGCCAACATTGGACTTTATAAACTAGCATCATGAATAATCTTCGTAACGCCGCGTTAGCGGCACTTGACTTTCTCGAATTTGGTGGTCGCAGACACGACCGTGTTTTTCACATTGACGCATTGAAGGAAGCCCTAAATGAGCATGATCAGATCGATTGCAACAACTGTGTATTCTTGGGCAAGAAAGGTGGCTGCACCGCTGCCAATGAATGCCGCAACGGAGAGCAATTCCAACAACGTCCACTACTCAGGTTATACGATGCGAGTCAGAGTCAAGAAGAGCAGTGATGCTCTGTTTTGGTACACGCAGCATGTCGGTAAAGAATTTATTGTGATATCAACCGACATTGATCGTTTTTGGGTGAGAGAACTTGACGAATATCATTGTCTCAATTTCATTCTCAAGACTGACTGTGAACTTGTTGTCCGCGACTGATGGCATTTCTTCGCACCCACGTTGCATGTGATGAATGCGGTAGCAGCGACGCCCGAAGCATCAATGCTGACGGCAGCAGCTACTGCTTTTCCTGCACCAACTACACACCACCGGATGACGATGTCGTCATCGAATATTCCAAACCCGTAACCAAAAAGGTGAACATGAATTTTCAGCGACATTTCACAGACAACGACGCTCCCGCAGTGAGTGCTCGACGACTGACACGAGCTACGTCTGAACGCTTCGGGGTGACGTCGGACGCTCACAATTATTATTTCCCATACTACGACGCCAACGGCACGCTTGTCGCTGCTAAGGTGAGAGCCAAGGCGGAGAAGAAGTTCAGCACCGAAGGTGAATGGACAAAGTCAACGCTGTTTGGTCAAAATATTTTCAGCAGTGGCGGCAAGTACATCACCATCACCGAAGGTGAGTTTGATTCGCTCGCTGTGTTTCAGGCAACCGGCAGCAAATGGCCCTGCGTCAGCATCCGCAATGGTGCAACGGGTGCGCTGAAGGATTGTCGTGCCGCATACGAATGGCTCAACAGCTTCGAGAACATTGTCATCTGTTTTGACAACGACGAACCGGGCAAGAAGGCAGCAAAGGAAGTTGCCGAGTTGTTTGGCAACAAGGCAAAGATATTCAAGCACGATCCTGAAATGAAGGATGCTTGCGACTACGTTGCCGCAAATAAAGAAGCCACCTTTGTACAACGTTGGTGGGCTGCTGAAGCCTTCATCCCCGACGGCATCGTTGCCGGTACAAACCTGTGGGATTTGGTGTCAATGCCACCTGCCCCTGCCCAGTGCATGTACCCGTGGGATGGACTCAATGCCTTAACCTACGGCATTCGACACGGCGAGCTTGTCACCATCACAGCCGGTAGCGGACTGGGCAAGTCGCAGATACTTCGCGAAATTGTTTGGCACCTGCTTCAGAACACCGAAGATAACATCGGCCTGATGTTCCTCGAAGAAGGCATTCGCAAGACGGGCTTGTCTGTCATGTCGCTTGCTGCAAATAAGCCGTTGCACTTGCCTGACACGGTGGCGAACGAAGAAGAACGCAAAGACGCATTCGAGCGCACACTCGGCACAGGTAGGCTATTCTTGTTCGACCATTTTGGCAGCACGAGCACAGACAACATTGTCAACCGCGTGCGCTACATGGCGAAGGCTCTCAACTGCAAGTACATCGTCGTCGATCACATTTCAATCATCGTCTCGGCTCAGGAGAACGGCGACGAGCGCAAAGCCATCGATGAAATCATGACCAAGCTTCGTATGCTTGTGCAGGAAACTAACATTGCGTTGTTCGTTGTCTCGCACCTCAAGCGTCCGGATGGTCGAGGACACGAGGAAGGGGCTGCAACATCGCTTGCTCAGCTTCGAGGCAGCGGCTCCATTGCGCAGCTTAGCGACATGGTGTTGGGTGCTGAACGTAACGGGCAAGACGAAGACCCGGTCAAGCGTAACACCACCTATCTGCGTGTGCTCAAGAATCGCTACAGCGGCATGACTGGACCGGCTTGTTCGCTGCTATACACCAAAGAGACAGGGCGCATGCTTGAGTACACGCCACCACCTGACGACGATGAAGACGACGTTCTCTGAGTTGACACCATGCACCAAAGTCTGTAAGCTTATGCAAGGCATGTGCGTCGGGTGTCGGCGCACTGTCGAAGAGATAACGCTATGGGCATACATGACTGAAACTGAACGACAAAACATCATGGAGCAGCTAGATGCTAGAGATATTGACAGACATTCTCAATTTCCTTCTAACAATCTTTGACATCTTCAGGATGCGTTAATGGATTTTATATACGACATTGAAACATATCCAACCTGCTTCAGCTTCACCGCTATCGCAGCCGACAAATCAGAAACGGTGGTTTATGAATGCTCTACTAGAAAGAATCAAATCGCTGATGTGTTCGCATTCTTGGATCGTTTGCGTACTGAACAACACCGCATGGTGGGCTTCAATAACATTGGGTTCGATTATCCTGTTGTCCATGATCTCTTATCTGTAAGAGAAAAGGCTCCCACCGTCAGCGGCAAAGCCGTTGCTGTGCGTGCCTACAAGAAGGCAATGGAACTCATTCGCAGCGAAGAGAAGTTTGAGCATATCATACGCACTGCTGATGAGCATGTGCCGCAACTTGACCTGTACAAGATACATCACTTCGACAACAAAGCTCGCGCCACTTCGCTGAAGATGCTTCAGTTTAATATGAAGAGCGACACCATCGAAGACTTGCCGTTCGATGTTGGCATTGCGTTGACTGACGAGCAGATTGATGTGCTGTTGAAATATAATCTGCACGACGTCCTGCGCACACTCGATTTCTACAACGCAAGCAAAGACCTCATCAAGTTTCGTGAAGAGTTGACGCAGAAGTACGGACGTAACTTCCTCAACCACAACGACACGAAGATTGGTAAGGACTACTTCATCATGCGACTCGAAGAAGAGTTGCCGGGTAGCTGCTACAAGTACGACAACAAAGGTAGGCGCACCATCAATCAGACTAAGCGCAAGCAAATCAAAATTGCCGACTGTCTGTTTGACTACTACGACTTCAACCGTCCTGAATTCATTGCGGTGCAGGAATGGTTTAGCCGTCAGAAGATTAGCGAAACCAAAGGTGTCTTCAGCGAGATTGATGAAGCTGATCTAGGCGACGTTGCGCAATATGCGCAGATGTACACCAAGCGCAAGAAGTTTCCACGCACGCCATCGTTTGAGGACATTGACGACTTCAAGCAGCAGCATCCTTTGGGATGGACCGAGCAGATAGAGTTGAAGGCGAAGAAGAAAGGCGAAACACAGCACAGCCATTGGATGTGTTGGAAAGAAGCCGACAACCTCAACGTCATCGTTGACGACTTTCGCTTCGACTTCGGAACCGGTGGCATTCACGGCAGTTTAGAAAACACCATCGTTCGCGAAGATGACACACACATCATCATCGACGCTGACGTGGCGTCTATGTATCCGAACATTGCCATTGCCAACCGCGTCTATCCCGAACACTTGTCGGAGAAGTTCTGCGACATTTACGAGGACGTCTACAATCAGCGCAAGAGCTACGCAAAAGGCACGGCTGAGAACGCCATGCTCAAGCTCGCGTTGAATGGCGTCTACGGGGACAGCAACAACCAGTACAGCCCGTTCTACGACCCGCAATATACGATGTCGATCACCATCAACGGGCAACTTAGCCTGTGCCTGTTGGCTGAACAGCTATTGCGTATCAAGGGGCTGTCGTTGATTCAGGTGAACACCGACGGCATCACGGTGAAGCTGCCGCGTAAATATCGTCATTGGTACAACATGACGTGCAAGCATTGGCAGCAGCAAGTTGGCTTGCAGCTTGAGTTTGCAGAGTATTCAGCGATGTATCTGCGTGAC